AATAATGTCAAAATACAAGAAAATTTACCTGCTTTTATTTCAGACTTACAAGAAGCTATTAAAATACAGGTTAAAAATAAAGGTAAAAAGTTAGATGCTAATAAGTTTGCAAATGCAGTTTCTGGCAGAACTTCTTATATTTATAAAGATAGCGACTCAGTTTTTTCAAGAAGTGACGATAAGAAAGTTACCTTTAGAGGCACTGCTGATTACTTTGAAAATCAAAGACAACTGACTGATTTTGAAGCAAGAAAGTTTTTAGCTTCTAAAGGTTGGATAGATCTAAATGCACAAGAAGCATTAGCTACCTATGGTACAAATACTATAAAGGTTGTGGAATTTTCTAGAACCTTTGGGCCTGATGGAGCATTGATTAATGATTTGCTAAAGAAGGTCTATGATACTTTTGAAAAAAAACAACGAGGCGTTAGTCAAGAAAAATATAATGCTTTAGATAAAGCAAGAGAAAATTATGTAAACACTATTACAAATGGTATCGAAGCTTACTGGGGAGTCTATGGTAAACCAGTAGGAAAAGGTTCTGAATATCTTGTAAGAACTTTACAGGCTGTTGGTAATATGAGTTATCTGACTACTGTTAGTATTGCGAACCTTCCTGATTTATTACAGCCTTTTATTAATAGTGGTTTTGGTACAGCAGCAAAACAACTAGTTAAAAATTTTAAATCTGATGAAAGATTTTCTACTCTAGGTTCTTTTAGATATGACAACTCTTTTGAAAGAGAACTTACTCAATTATTTTCTTCTGAATCTTTAAGTAAATATGGAGATCAATTATCTAAAATTCAAGAATTATATTTTTCTGCTGTAGGTTTGAAAAAAGTAACTAACGTAGCAAGAAACTTTGCTTATGATGTAGGTGTAAGTAGAGCTTACACATTAGCTAAAAAATCTAAAGGTGATCGTACTAATTTAAGTAGCACTGAGTTAGAAGAATTAGAACAGTTTGGTTTAAATGCTGCTGATAGTGCAGATTTAAAAGAAATATTAAAACATGACACTGCTCTTGATGCATTTAAAGATAAAAAAGCTCAAGTATTTTTAGATATAGCAGGTAGAAAAGCTGCTGATAGGGATGCAATTATTCCTTTAATAGGAAATAGATTAGTGTTTTCTCAAAGTAAAAATCCTTACATGAGAGCAATAGGTCAATTTATGTCTTGGGCTATGGCTAAATCTTCTCAAGTAAATAGTATGGTTACCAGAATTGAAGATGGAGATGCTAAGTTAGCTTTAAATATGGCGGCAGCTATTCCTTTTTACATGGGGATTAAAGAATTAAAAACTTTAGTTAGCCCTGGTGAACGTCCTGAAGCTGAAGAAAAAGAAGACTATATTAATTTAATGGCAGATGGAGCAAGAATATCAGGTGTATTTAGTAATGTATTCATAGATAAAATTGCTGACACAATTAAATATAATTTAGGAGGGCGTGGAGATACTGCAGTAGTTGAAGGTCTTTCTCCTAGCATTGCTCTTATTAATGCATTTGGTAGAGCACTTCGTGACTCAGTTATGGATATTGAAGCAGATGATAAAGAAGGAGCACTTAAAGAAATATTAGATGAAGTGCCTTTAGTTTCTCAAGCATTACAATATTACAAAAAATTTACAGGTGAAGATTTATTAAAAGATGAAGTCAATAGGCCACAAAGAAGAAGTTCTAGGATAAGTTATGAAATAGGAGGCAGAGTTACCTATCCTAACTTAGTTCCTAATGCTCCTTTAGAACCTGATGAGCGCATCGATAAAATGACAGGGCTTCCTTATGATGTGCAAGCAGGTATTCCTTTTATAGATGAAGAAGATCCTCTTAAAAGATTAGGACTTGTAGGAGGAGGAAGGATAGTTACTGATCCTATGCAAAGACTAGGCTTTACTAAAAGAACTACGCTATGAACAAACGTAATGTTTTTGAACAGCTAAAAATTGATGAAGGCATCATCTATGAATGCTATATGTGTTCTGAAAATGTCCTTACGTTTGGTATAGGGCATAAGATATTAGAAGATGACCCTGAGTATGGTAAGCCTGTAGGCACTCCTGTTAATCAAGATAGAGTATGGGAAGTCTTTCAAAAAGATCTAGACACTGCTATTGATGAATGTGAAGTAATGTTTGGTAAGTACACTTGGTATGGCTTTCCTGATGAAGTCCAAGAAGTTTGTGTCAATATGATGTTTAATCTAGGAAGGCCTAGATACAGTAAGTTTCGTAAACACATAGCTGCTCTCAAAGACTATGATTGGGCTTTAGCAGGTGCTGAAGCTAGAGATAGTCGGTGGCATACACAAGTGGGAGATAGGGCTGAACGTCTTTGTAAAAGACTAGAGGCTCTAGCTAGTTAGATAGTTGTTTGCTGAACTTGCAGCAATAGGTAGTGCTTTATCTACTATAAACAGTCTAGTTTCTCAGTATAAAGAGACTAAGGCTAATGCCCAGGATGCTGCTAGGCTTCTAGGTAAGTTCAGTGAAACCTCTGCAAAGTTAGACAAGTGGGAAAAGAAGACCAAACTAAAACGTCCTCTGACTCCTAAAGAAGCGATGGATCTTAGTATCCAACGCAGAAAAATCAAAAATACAGAAACACAAATTAAAGACATCTGCCTGATGAGTGGATGCATTGACATATGGCAAGATGCCCAGAGGATAAGGGCGCAAAGTGAGAAGGAGCACCAGCAATATTTAAAGACAGTACATATCAGACGACAAAAAAGAAGGAAGAAGATACGCCAGATCAGCATCGTTGTTCTTATAGTAGTATTTACAATAACCCTGGGTGTTACTGGGTATGGCTCTAAATGGTTATATGAACAATATAAGATTCAAGAAGCCAAGCAAGAATTAAAACAAAAACGTAAAATACTAAGAAACATACGTGAATGTGGTAGGCAACAGTGTTAGTGCTTGCTTTTGTATTAGTGGTTATTGTAGATGACAATGTAGTATCAGATAATAAGATGTTATTTAAGAGCATATATCGCTGTAATATATTTAGTAGAGCGATAGAGATGGGTAAAACAAGTGCGTATGACAGACCTAGCTACCCTCAGCAAAATATTACCGCATATTGTATCCCTAAGAGAGTATCTGAAAACGAGGTCTTCTACGACTAGGAGTAGTTATATGTGGCAGGTTAGCGCAGTATTACTAGTAGGATTAACTGCAGTATCAGGGGCTTTTAAATTATATTATGATAAAGCAGAAGCTCAGAAAGAAGCGATAGCTGTACAGTTACGACAGTCTGCAGACAATCAAGCATTGCTAGAGAACAGTATTGCTGATCTTAATAACCAGGTTTTACAGGCTGAACAGGATAAAGAAGAAGCATTTAAAAGGATTACTGCACTACAAGAAGCTAATGCAGAGGCTAGAGAAGAAGTAGATAATTTAAAAAGTAAGTTCGATAAACACAATATGAATGTACTTAGTTTAAGAAAGCCTAAATTAATTGAGAACATTATTAATCGTGGTACAAAAGAGGTTCTAAATGAACTTGAGAATATTACTAATCCTGCTTCTAGCAACATGTAATGGTTGTACTTTACTAGGGAATGATCCCTACGTTCCTGAAGTAAAACCAGTAGAGGTGGTTACTATTACTAAACCTGCTGCTGTGTACCATCCTCCCCTTCCTAATAAAGTAAATACTAAACCTGTAGAATGGACAGTGCTTACCCCTGCTATTATGAGTGAGTACCTTACTGACTTAGAAAAGGGAGAAGCGCCTACTAATGTTTACTATGGTATCAGTCCTACAGGGTATGAAAATTTATCTGTAAATATGGCAGAATTAAAAAGATATATTAGACAGGTGTTATCTATTGTTGATTATTATCAAAAACTAGATAAACAGGAGGATGCTGATGCCAGCAAAAAAGAAGAAAAAGAGTAAGTCTAGAGTTAATGAAGCAGGTAACTATACCAAACCCACCATGCGTAAGAACCTATTTAATAAGATTAAAGCAGGTTCAAAAGGTGGTAAGCCTGGACAGTGGAGTGCTAGAAAAGCTCAGATGTTAGCCAAGCAATACAAAGATAGAGGTGGAGGCTACAAGTAATAATGGCTGATCCTAAGAAAGGTACTGGCAAAAAACCTAAAGGCTCTGGGAGAAGGCTATATACTGATGAGAATCCTAAAGATACAGTCAGTATTAAATATGCTACTGTAAAGGATGCTAGAGATACAGTACGCAAAGTTAAGAATATTAAAAAGCCTTTTGCTAGAAAGATACAGATCCTTACTGTATTAGAACAGAGAGCTAAGGTAGCAGGTAAAAAGGAACAGGCTGCTATAGCAAAAAGAGGTAAAGAAGCATTAAGAAGGAAAAGAAATAATGGCTCTTAAAAAATCTCAAAAGTCTTTGAAAGATTGGACTAAACAAAAGTGGCGTACTAAGTCAGGCAAACCCTCTGCTAAAACAGGTGAAAGATACCTTCCTGAAAAAGCAATCAAAGCATTGAGTGCAAAAGAGTATGCAGCTACCACCAGGAAGAAGCGAGAGGATACCAAAAAAGGTAAGCAACATTCTAAACAGCCTAAAAAGATAGCAAGAAAGACTAGAGCTTATAGGAAAAAATAATGTCGCATGAAGATAGAAAGAAAGCTATGCTGAAAAAGTATAGGCTAAAAGGAGTAAACAAACCTAAAAGAACTCCTAATCATAAAACTAAATCACATATGGTCTTAGCCCAGGATGGACATAAGCTAAAGTTGATACGTTTTGGACAGCAAGGAGTTAGAGGAGCAGGTAAGAATCCTAAAACTGCGAAAGACAAAGCCAGGAAAAAGTCTTACTATGCTAGGCACAATGCACAGGATGCTAACCCATCCAAGATGAGTGCTCGTTATTGGGCACATAAAACTAAATGGTAATGTAATGAGAGGAAAAAAGAAAAAAGAAAAGTATGTATGTAAGTTCTGTTTATGTGATGACAGAGAAAAATTTACTCCTGGTACATTCTATGAATGCAGAAGTTGTAGAGCAAAAAGATCAAAAGATATTAACTTTTCTCAGTTTTCTGCTGCAATGAGAAATCAAAAACTTGCCTACAAATACTGGAAAGCTACAGCCTAAATATAGTATCATTATAAATGGTTGACATTTTAACCAATCCCCTTTTAGGCTAACCTAGTGCTGCAACATTGGGTTAGCCTTTTTATTAGCGAGACTAAAAGATGACTACAACTTTGTATCTAATAACTGTAGCTAATTGGTATGCATTTAGTAACTTTGAAGGCACAGATCAAATTAATAAATGTGGCTTATTAAAAAAGTATTTAGAGCATACCTATAGTGTTAAAGCTACCTGTGTGACTACAAAGAATAGTGAACTACTGAAAGATAAGATTGTTATTTATCCTCGTAAGCCTCATTCTTCTCAGTCGTAGGATCATCAGCAATAAACCTACCTTTTTTATTCCTGGCTCTTTTCCTTTTAATCTTGGTGACTTTATCTTTAGTTTGAGCAGCTACCTCTTCTGCTCCTTCCACTACAATATTTTTTACTTCTGTAGCAGGAACAGCAAAGAACTCTTTTAACCAGTTTAAAATTTTCATATTGATCTCCTTTACATTAGATTATGTTAGACCCACACATGGGTTTTCTTACTGCCATCATACTTAACAGCATGACCTTCTCTGATTAGGATTTGACATATATTATCGTTTTCTTCTTCTGTGTATAAATTAGCAAGAAGTCTGCCATACTTATCTAGCTTTCCTTTGTTAAGAGATTCAACATAAACTTTTTTACCACATAGTTTTTTCATTCTTGCTTTGGCAGCTAACCCTAGTTTCTTTTCCATTTTGTTACGTGTTCTAGATTCAGGAGTGTCAATACCATTAGCTCTAACTCTTACTTTCCTAAACACACCAAAGGATAAATCTAATAACACATCTACTGTGTCACCATCTACCACGCGTAACACTTCAGACAGATAAATGTATTCCTGGGATATATTTTTTCTACCCATGTTCATTCTCTTTATGTAAAGTTTCTATGAGTTTATCTTGATACCAGTTAGCTTTTTGTAGATCTTCTACACCATTCTTATCTCTAAAGCGCCAGTTGTATTTAAAGATATTGCCACGTAGATAACCTATCCACTCTTCTTTTGTAAGCATAGCTTCCATCGCTTCAATACAAGCAATGTTTCCTTTGTTATAGTGCAAAGGATAATTAACGAGATCTTCTGTTTGTTTATCATTCATAATAGTAATGTTATAAGCCTCATCCCATGCAGAAGGGGGTACATCATTCAATCGCTTCTTCAAGTTGCTCATATGCTCTCCAGTTCTCAGGTAAAGTATCAGATGTATACCACTTAAAATTATTCTTATCTGCCCACTCAGCATGACTTCTTTTAGAGCCATCCTTTCTTTTTTGAGCAAAAGGCATAGGAAGTGTGGGATCAGCAAATACAAAAACTAATTCAGTATTAGGAGGTAAAGTTTTTCTTATCCAAACATATTTAATGTATTCAGAGTGATCCCAGAATCTTCCTTTTGCTTCAATGATAATTTTCTTCTTACCAAACCACTTAACAAAATCTGGTTCATACTTGTGTTCAATAACGTAATCAACAGGATCACCATGATGCTGCCAATCTTGTAACACTGTCTGATGTAATACTCTTTCAAATGTAGAGTCATAACCTCCTTTAGATCTTCTAAGATCAGCAGGACGTTTATTTCTTTTCTTTCTCACTTATCCCCTACCTGTTTGAGCACAGTATTCTTTTACATCTTGTAATGTAATAGCATCAAGAGTTTTAGTTTTTAGCATTCTTTTTAAGATAGATTTCATGCCCTTAGAGGACATTGCAATCGCGTAATGATAGGATTTATTAGTAGCATACTCTGCTTTTACAACAGAATTTTTAGTAACTTTAGCTGCTTCTTCATCTGATAACTGTTCTTTCAGTAGAGCCATACAGAAAGTTTCTACTTTAGCATTTATCTTTTTCATATTTTTTGCATTCATTAAGCAACCTCATCTACTTTAGGTAACACAGCAACCCTAGTTAAATACTTCAGACCATTAGCATATTTAAATACTCTCAGTCCTACACCTCCATTACTATCCTGCCAACAAGTGTACTTATGTGGACAGTATACACAGTTAGTATCTAGTTTCATGTTACCTGATTTGCCCTCAGGCACTGGTGGATAGCAGATGTCAGGGGGATTGTCTTGCTGCAATACTTGTTTAATCTGCTCGATCTTATATCTTGCATTAGGTTTAACTAACTCTCCTGGCTCATAAGAAGTTAGTTCTCCTGTTTCTTTATTGATAGCAATGAATCCCCCTTTGGAAGAGTCTTCAGCAGTTTCATAGGCAGCAAGCTGCATTAGATAACCAAAAGAATCTTTCTCATGTAATGAATTATCAGCAAACTTTTTAAATCCAAAGTTAGAAGCAGTCTTAATATCAACTACTTCACCATCAATCTTACAATCAATATGACCTTTAACACCATCTAGACTTACTTCTTTCTGTTCATCACTGACTTTACGATCAGT